GTGGTCAATTTTGTGGGCAATTCTTTTAATATCTTGTTAACTTCTGAAAAGTTTCCGCTGATATTAATATCCAAAATTACGCCTCTTTGCTTAGCAACGAATGGACATAGCCAACCTGGAACTGCATTGTGCAAACTGCTGTTTTTGTCTCGCTCTCACCGTCAATTTCTGGTGCGCTGTCTGATACCCACAAAAGCGAGTCCACATACGACAGGCCGAGCCTACTGGACGCCATCATAGCAGCATAAACCTCGGCTCTGATCTGGTTTAACTGCGTTGTGTAACTGTCAGCCTTAACCAGTATATTGACGTTAACCGTTAGATTCGATTCAACATCAAAGATTTGCGCCGGTAAATCTTCTTTTACATCCTCACCCTGATCAATCGATATCATGGGCAAATTTTCAGGAGGATAAACCCTGTCACGCACCACGTTAGCGCCGGTCGTTGTCAATCCGGTTAGTGTGGTCTGTATGGCTGATAAAATAGATTCTACTCTGTGCATTTTTACAATATATCATACAAGTTTAAAGAAAGTCGGCCAGATACAACCAACTCACCCTTGCGGGTCATTGCCAAACCACCCATATAACGATTATACATTTGTTACCCTGCAAACTCTAAGACGGCTTGAGACATCCCTGTGCCGTCGGGCTCCTGGTAGATGTAACGGTACAAAACACCGTCCACCTCTACAATATCACCACGATTTAAACATTCTAGGTCTTTTGTGGTAGCGGTAATTATTGGACGATAACCGCTGATTTCATTGGATTCGATGTATTCACGCTCTAAAATGCCATTGATGATATCACCGCGCCCCTGCAAAACGATCTGGCTTGCGTGCTCGTCAGTGTTTAAAAACGCGGTGAAATCTTCTTTAAAAGGCATATTAGATTACGCTGTAATGGTGCCGCCAGGAACATTTAAAAGCACGTCTATGGTGGTAACACCATTTCCAGCCGCTTCGTAAGCAATGCCACAATTAACGATGTCGCCTGTAGCTGGAGTTGCTGCTGCGTCTTCGATGCCGGTAGCACTAACATCCCATTGAACCCGCTCACCCGCAGCAATAACCGCAGTGGAAACCTTAGGAAGCGTACAAACGCCTGAGATTTGCGCTTGACCAACTGCGCCGTTGGCAACATCAGCCAAGGCAACACCAAGCAACCCGCCGATCACAACAACATCGCCTGAGCTAATCGCTGATCCTGCAGTGAATGGCATAACATTGCCGTCTTGAACATAATTAGTAGCCATTATTTAAGCCCTCTTGTTTAAAGTTTAAAGATGTGTGGAGCGGGTTATTACGCCCGCTCAAATACTGTGTTATGCGCCTGCGTTTTTAGCCATCGTGCGATAATCCAAGGCTTTGACACCTGCATCAATTCGCACCTTGAAGCTTGAACCGTCCACGCTCCAACCGTCCTTCTGCTCAAGATAAGGAACCTTCACTCCATCCAGATAAGCAACTTCAACAGTATCAAACAACGCTGGGTTTGCAATCAAGTAGTAAGCTGTTGCTGAATCAGCATCCAGTCGAGCGTCACTGATCACCTCAGCAATGTTGCGAACGCTGTTAGGTCGTCGGCTGTTGTTCTGGCTGGCCGCAATCTCTGTCTCAGATTCAACAGTGATAATCGCTTGGCCTCGCAACGCCTCAGGTACTACTAAATAAGCAGGAGTAATGCCCAAGGCAGTAGCGTTACCGTCGGTTTGCTTAGCCATCAGCGCTCGCAACTCATCAACCGTACCAGTAGCTAATGCACCGGCTGAACCCAAGTTGTTATGGCCACCAGCGAACAGTGCCACGCCATCAGCCATAAGAGGATTGCTAGTTAAAACGGCATAGGCCAAGTTGCCGATGGTTCTGCGTGCTGCGCGTCCCATACTTAATGGAATTTTGGTGAAGGCGTTCAGGTCGTCATTGATAATGGTTTGACGGGTAAGAGATACCAACTTACCGTAAGTTGCTAACTGGATCACTTCACCTCTATCGCCAACAGTACCATATTTGTACTCACCGCCATCGGGAACAGCATCAAGCGCTGGAAACGTGTTAATACCTGCTCTTGTGGCTTCACGGAAGTCAGTTAAAATACCTTCGCTAGTCCAGGCTTCAAAAGTTTCTGGCGCTTCGTCCCAGCCTTTCAACATGGTCTTATTCACAACATCTTTCAGGATGTTAGGAAAATCGCTTGAGGTGTGAGTAAATGCCGCACCGACCATTTCCATTTTATGCATGTTGCGTGTGTTAACACCTGCTTTTTCAAGCGTATAACGCGCCATTTCAGCCATTGAAAACCCGCGAAACTCGTTACTTTCCTGGTCTTTAACAAGCCCAGCACGGCCAAGCATTGCGGCTGTGAACCCCTTGCGTCTCTTCTCGCTTTCATCTTCCAAGACTTTAACAGGCTGGCCTAATGATTCGGTCTTTTTGGCTGAAAGCTTGGCCAAAAGCATTTGTTGAGCTTTGGCTTCGCTCACTTCCATATCATCAAGACATTGCGCCATAAGATCATCGTGTTGGCCCTGAAACGGCTGAAAAACCGCTTTCACAGCGTCGCGTCGTGAAGCTTCAGCCTTCAATGCGGCCTTGGCTGCTTCTTGTTGCTTGGCCTTGATATCGACCTGCGCAACTGCTTCATTTTTGCCGGAATTTTCCGGCGCTTTTTGCTGCTCTGCTTTAGTAGGCATTGCGTGCACCTCTTTACTGTTGCCGTCATCCGGCTGGTTAATGGAACCTTTCTCTAAAATAGCTTTTACTTTGTCGGGTAAGTTCGCTTTTTTCAGATTATCTCTATCGATTTGCTTAAGGCTTGCGGCCATGTCGATCTCTTCAATGATCTCATCAACAAAACCGTGTTCTTTCGCTTCTTGAGCTGTAAACCAAGTTTCCTGACTCATTAAGTCGGCTATCTCTTCGCGGTCTTTCTGTGTTTTTCGCTCGTAAACATTAATCAAAGTTTCTTTTGCTTTGTCGAGCTGGTCGGCTGTTTTCCGTAGATCGTCAGCGCTGCCTTCTGTCCACGTCCATGGATCATGAATCATGTATAAAGCATTGTCAGCCATGTAAACTCGATCACCAGCTAAAGCGATGATTGAAGCCATCGAAGCGGCCAACCCTTCAATATAAACCTCAACCTCAGATTCATGGTTTTTCAGTGCGTTATAAATTGCTTGGCCACCGTAAACGCTACCACCTTCTGAATTAATGTGAACCCTGATAACGCCGCCACCAATGCCGCTGATACTATCAATCAACTCTTTTGGGTTTATGTCATCCCACACCGAGTTACCAATAAAACCATACAAATATAGGTCTGTGTCTTTTTTGCTGGCCTTGATATCGTAGTATTTACGTGGCATCGTCTTCAACCTCTGTTTGTGGCTCCTGGTAGTCATATTCAGCGTTGCTGGATAACACCAAGCCCAATTCTTTCTCTCGCTTGCGCTCTCTGGATAGCTGCTGTTCAACCTCGATAGGGTTTTCATTGCGTGACCGAATTATGGCTGATCGCGTATTGTAGCCGGCTCTGTTATTGCGCTCGTTAGCCTCGGATTCTTTTTTAGGGTCAATCCATGGCATTGCTGGCCCTTGATAATGTGCCTTTGTGATCGTCGAGCGGTCTACGTCACTAGGTAAATTCAGCTTGTTTGTTAGCACCGCCATCCTAACAAAGCGCTCATAGATTGGACGCTTGAAACGGCTCGCAAACTGCTGTTGTAAGGTGGTGTAGTGCTCCCATTGCTCGACCAGTTCTTGGCGTTGCGCTGAATAACTGCCGTTATAGTCTTTTGAAGCGCTTGAATAGCTGATCTTTGTTCCTGCCGCGAACGCCTTTACCATTGCGTTTCTGAACGGCTCTAACAATGTAGATGGTCGGTTACTCTGAATGCTTCCAACCTCTTCCCCTTCGCGCAATCTATCAAATATGATTCCCGGTTTTACTTTAAAGCTGCGCTCTTCATATTCGTCCGTGTCATCTTCTGGGATATAGGCGTCTGGATTGCCTTTTTTGATGTAAAACGCTGCAGCTGCGCTTATTCTTGCCGCTACTCTCTCGGATTCTTCGTAATCTTTTAAGTCTTCGAGGCGCGTGATAACGGCATGAAGTAGGCTTATTCCGCGGGTTTGACCAATACGCTTGACCATCTTTAAGTGTATTAGATCATCACCATCTATGGGTTTTAAATCCTCGATGGCTGGCAAACGAAAGCTATAATCGTTTGGATGGCCTTTATAAACCCAATAGCGGATAGCTCTATTCCACTCGTTTTTTTCTACGCCCTGAAACAATCTGATCTGTGTATTTTCATAATTGACTGGTACAAAATCGGGTTCCATTAGCTCGATATAAAACGGCATATCGGCATTGGGGATTAAACCGCGCTTGTTACCTTCAATGATCTGAGCGAACACCTCACCATCGCGTAACCACGTTCTAGCCGCCAGTTGCTCGCACAATGCGCCGCTATACTCGCGTGTTACCTCCGGCATTTTCCACCATTCGTTAAACAACTCGTTTAATTGGCTGTTAACATCGTCGTGAAGATCACCGTCAAGGGTTTTGACCATGGGTTCGACCATAATCCCCTTTGGCCCAACGGTTCGAGCAACTAACGTGTCGAGCGCTCCGGTCACAATGTCGTAATTCTCATCTAAGAAGCGTGCTTGTGCTCTTAGTGACTCCAGGGACTCATTTGCTACTAAATCAGGCCCACGGCTTTCACCCATCATTTTGCGGTTTCTGCGCGGCTTGGCGGCCTCATAAGCGCCTAACATCTGCCGCGCTTTTGCGCGTTGCAAAGCGAAGGAGGGGGATATCTTGTTGATAACCCTCTCTATCTGGTCGATTGTGCTTTCAATTCTTTCTAACAAAATGTAGATACCGAATAATTAGGGTTGCCGCCACGATTTTTAATAGTGAGATTGACTAGCCGTTGCTCCCACTCCGAGCGAGCGTTACGTATTTCTGTTAAATTCGCCCTGGTAAGTGACCTGTTACCAATTGAATACGATTGACCTGTCAAAATGGCCTTTTCAGCCTCAACATATAGGTCAATCATCTCTTGAATTTGCGCTGTGTTCATATCCAGTCGTCACCATCGTCATAACGCGGTTTTCTTCTACTTTTCCGCAGTTTAACAGGTTTTTTATTAATAGGCTTGCTTTTTTGCTTATTTTCTGCCTTGGCTGGCTTTTCCGTTGCGTTTTCTTCAATCCGGATGTTAGCCAAGTGCTTTTTAGGCAATTTGATGCCGAAATGTTGCTGCAATGCCCTTACCGCCGCCAAATTATAGACCGATGTGTCAAACGGCTCGTTTCTTCTTCCGTTGTTTTCCCAAACATATTGACGCTTACC